CAGTACAAACTGGTACATCTGGTACTGGTCTAATACCTAACATTCTATCTGTTAACGCACTATACGGTGTTAATCCAACATCATTTGCAGCCGCAGGTACTGGATATGCAGTAGGCGATACTGTTAAATTCTTAGGAACACAATTGGGTGGTGCATCACCGGCTAACGATTTGATAGTAACTGTCACCACTATTGTCGCCCTTACTGGTGCAGTAGCTGGATTAATTCACTTGTCAGGCACTCCACCTGCAAACTATAGCACACAGTTATCTAACTGGGTAGATTTTACATACATCTCAAATGAAGGTGCTCCTACTATCGCCCCAGCTAATAACACTAACTGGTTCTATTCAGTAGTTGACCAAGTAGATATCATGGTTAATTATGGTGGTGCTTGGAAAGGTTATGGTACATTGAACTATGATAATTCAGGTTTCCCAACATCAGGTGCTAATACAACTGATCCTAATGGACCAATTGTTAGTCCTAGTGCACCAACTGTACAAAGTGATGGTTCAGCGTTAGTATACGGTGACTTATGGATTAGTACTGCAAATCTTGATGACTACCCAATAATTAGTCGCTGGGAGAGTTTAAACGGTGTTAATCAATGGATACTAATTGATAATGCAGATCAAACAACCTCACAGGGTGTATTGTTTGCTGATGCTCGTTGGGCAACTAATGGTACAGTAAACCCAGCAGATGATCCTATTCCGTCAATCAGTAGTTTGTTAGCAAGCAACTATTTAGATTTGGATGCACCTAATGATGCATTGTATCCACCAGGCATGTTGTTGTTTAACACACGCCGTTCAGGTTACAACGTTAAGCAATATCGTGTTAATTACTTTAACTCAGCAAGCTTCCCAGATCAAACTATTCCAACTGAAACAGATGCGTGGGTATCTGTAAGTGGTCTACAGTCTAATGGTAGTCCATATATGGGTCGTAAAGCACAACGTGCTATGGTAGTAGAAGCATTGCGTTCTGCATGTGATACAAACTTAGCAATTCGTGACGAAGATAACTTCTTCAACTTGATGGCATCACCTTACTATCCAGAAATGCAACCTAACATGGTTGTATTGAATGCTGATCGTGGTGAAACAGGTTACATCATCGGTGATACCCCGATGGGTCTACCTGATAGTGCAACTGACATTCAAGCATGGGCTACTAACGCCGCAGGAGCTACAAGCACAGGTGAAGACGGTTGTGTAACTCGTAATACATACTTAGGTTTGTTCTATCCAAGCGGTATTGCTCCGGACTTGTCAGGCAACTTAGTTGCTGTCCCGGCATCACATATGATGTTACGTACATTCTTGCGTAATGATACTGTTTCTTACCCATGGTTAGCGGCAGCAGGAACTCGTAGAGGTACTATTGACAATGCTACAAACATTGGTTATTTGAATCGTACAACTGGCGAATTCCAGACAATTAAAACTCGTTTAGGTATCCGTGATGTATTGTATATCAACTTTATCAACCCGTTAGTGTTCTTCACAGGTATTGGTTTGTTGAACTATGGTAATAAGACAAGTTTCAATAGTTCAAGTGCTCTTGACAGAACTAACGTAGCTCGTCTAATTGCTTATATCCGTCGTCAATTGACATTAGCTTGCAGACCATTCGTGTTTGAACCTAACGATGCATTGACACGTAATCAAATCGCTGGTGTTGTTGAAACATTGCTAGTTGATTTAGTTGCTAAACGTGGTCTATACGATTACTTGGTTGTTTGTGACGAAAGTAACAACACACCGGCTCGTATTGATAGAAATGAATTGTGGATTGATGTTGCAGTTGAGCCTGTTAAGGCAGCTGAATTCATCTATGTTCCGGTTCGTATCTTAAACACAGGTGAATTGTCATCAGGTGCATAAAGAGAGATTGGGTACTTACGTACCCAATCTAATATAGATAAATATTAATAACAGGAGATAAAAAAATGGCAACAGCCTCACAATCATTGTTCAACATGACCGTAGCGTCAGACAACGCAGGTGGAAACCAAGGCTTGTTGATGCCAAAACTACAGTATCGTTTTAGAGTAAATTTCTTAAATTTCGGTGCTAGCTCATCCAGCGTAGAATTGACAAAACAAGTTATTGATTGCTCACGTCCTAACGTGACTTTCGCTGAAATCACAGTACCAATATACAACTCAACATTGTATCTAGCAGGTAAGCATACTTGGAACCCAATGACAGTTAACGTCAGAGATGATGCATCTGGAACAGTATCTAGATTAGTTGGTCAACAATTACAGAAACAAATGGACTTTGTTGAACAAGCATCAGCGGCAACTGGCCAAGATTACAAGTTTCAAACAAACATTGAAATCTTAGACGGTGGCAATGGAGCATCAGCGCCCACAGTTCTAGAAACATGGGAACTATATGGTTGCTTCTTGCAGACAGCTAACTACAATACTTTGAATTACGGTACTAACGAAGCAGTAACAATCGCAATGACATTGCGTTTTGATAATGCAATTCAGTCACCATTGGCATCTGGCGTAGGCGCAAGCGTAGGTCGTGCATTGGGTGGCTCATCAGTCACGGGTATTGGTTCTGGAGGTTAATAGATTTAAAATCTAGTAAATCATGGCTGGATTTTTTCAAACCCAACTTAAATCCGCCGCCGGAACTTTTTTCGGTGGCGATTACCTTCGTGACCAACAACACGCGGCTAAAATATTTAGACCCAATGCGTATGCATATTCGCCTAAGCTTAAATTTCTTTTCCATGTATATTTTGACATCAATAGAGAAGCTTATCCTTTTAACGTAGAAACAGGTGCAAATTTTGGATTAGCGGTTAAGACAGTTAAACTACCTAGCTATAATTTTGCTACTACTGAATTGAATCAGTACAATAGAAAACGATTAGTGCAGACTAAGATTAAGTATGATCCTATTGACATTACTTTTCATGACGATAACAGTAATGTGATTAGAAATTTATGGCAAGCATATTTCACATATTATTATGCAGACTCAACAAAACCAAAAGTAGTATTTGCAGGGTCTAGGGGTGGACAACCTCAAGCAGGGGCAACATCTGCTAACTATAATACACGAACGCAATATTCACCTTCAATAACAGGTGATGATAATTGGGGCTATATAGGTGAGACTAGTACCCCGTCAGGCCCTAATTCTGCAAAGCTACCGTTCTTTAAGAATATTACAATATTTGGGTTTAATCAACATAATTTTGTAGCATATACATTAATTAATCCTATTTTATCACGTGCCGGACATGATACTTACAGCTATTCTGAAGGTGGTGGTACGATGGAAATGTCTATGGGCGTTGAGTATGAAACTGTCGTATACAATCAAGGCGCATTAGATGGTCAAACACCTAGTAATATTGTAACTGGCTTTGGTCTTGATAGCACTTATGACAGAACATTGAGTCCTATCGCAAGACCTGGATCAAATGGTACTATATTAGGACCTAATGGACTAGTAGATGGTGTTGGTGGTGCTATCAATGACTTAGCTAACGGAAATATTTTAGGTGCTATACAAAAAGCAGGAACAACGTACAATACATTTAAGAACGGCAATTTAAAAACAATTGCTAAAGCTGAACTCACACAAGGCATAAGTAAAGTATTAGTATCGGGAGCCGCATCAGCAGGCAGAGCGTTAACTGTTAATACACCTATATACGGGTCTAGTCCAACATATTCAGGTACAGCAGGAACACCTTCTGGAGCCGCATCTTCCCCTTCAACTATAGGAAATAATCCATACGCTGGTAGGCAGTTGGGTAGTAATGGAGGACCATAATGGCACAAATTTTTGACGCAAGAACAGCAATAGACCAAACAATAAGAATATTTGATTCTTTCTATGCCTTTGATTTAGTAGTTAATGCTAGTGAGTATGATATTGTACGTGGTTATTTTGTTTCAGTATGTGATACTAAAAATATCGCGGATAATTTCACTACCATCTTATTCAGAATATCGCAAGAGACAGGTATACCTACCTTAGATATATTGGGTGCAATACAAGGTACAAATAATAAACTTCAAATGAATCAAGTGCTTAATTACTATCTTAATAGTTTTAAGTCTAAAACGTCATTGTACGGTGTTAGTATCATTCCCCTACCAAATATACCAGTGGCAAGAAACGTAGTACTGTAATATGGCAAGATTTGCTCAAGGTATATTCACTCCTAAAAATTCTCAAAAATATGTAGGTAAGAATAAACCTAGATATCGCAGTGGATGGGAGTTAACATTCATGACGTTCTGTGACTCAAATAATAATGTACTATATTGGGCTAGTGAATCATTGATTGTACCTTACAGACATCCCTTCACTGGAAAAGCAACTAACTATATTCCTGATTTCTTTGTAGTATATCAAAACAAGTACGGTAAACAGATAGCAGAAGTTGTAGAGATTAAACCTAAGAAACAAAGTATCATTGAGAGCAAAGTAGCAAACGCAAAAGATAGAATGATTGTTGCTATTAACCATGCTAAATGGCAAGCCGCAATGGGTTATTGCAAACAATATGGGTATACATTCAGAGTCATTACAGAAGATGACCTTTTCTACAATGGTAGAAACAGGTAACTAAATACTGTATGACCAAAAAATTACAAGAACTCTTTGAATTACCTCAAGATGCAATAGATGAGTTGTCTAGACCTATTCCTGAACATGCAAATGAAGTAACTACTGAGGCACTCAATAATTTAGAAAAGATTGAAAACGCACTTCCCTTAGTTCGTGGCCTTGATGCTGCCGACGGTGAAATGGATGAACTAGCTGCCATGGCAACAAGCAGTTATAAAGACTTAGTTGACTTGGGAATGCAAGTTGATAGTCGTTTTGCTAGTGAGATTTTTAATGCGGCAAGCAGTATGCTTGGACATGCTATCACAGCTAAGACAGCAAAGATTAACAAAAAGCTTAAGATGCTTGATTTGCAGTTGAAAAAAGCTCAATTAGATCAAAAAACAGCAGAAAAGACTGAAGAAATAGAATCAACACCACTAGGCGAAGGCAAAGTATTGGATCGCAACGAACTATTAAAAATGTTGAGCCCCAAAACTGTTGAGAAATGATAAATACTGAATACAGGAATAAGAAATGAAAAGCCTTAAACATTACATAACCGAAAGTGTAAAATCATACAATTACACTATCAAGATTGCAGGTGAAGTGGATAAGAACTTTATAGATATGTTCAAATACAATCTTAATAAGTTTGATCCAATTAAAATTAGCGATCCAGTCACTACACCTATACAGAAAGACCCTTACGGTTTTCCTAACCTATCAAATCAGTCTATTACAATTATTAAGGCTGACTTTAGATATCCAGCAACAGAACCAATGATTCAACAGATTGCTCAATTATTGGGGTATAACGTTAACATGGTCAGAGTAATCACTAGTGATTTCAATGATAGTATTAACAATGAAGCTGACGGATATGCAAATGAAATGCAACACTCACCTGTTCTTACACATGAAGAAATGGAAGAACAACCGGGTGCCAAAGAAGCTAATAAAGCTTACAGTCAATCATATCTACCTAGTATTCAAACTCAAGCTAAGGGTTCAAAAATTGATATACCTTATGCAGGTGATAAGACAAAGGATTCGTTTGATCCATTCAAGCCATACTTGGATGACGCTAAATTAGGACAACAAAGTCCTATGAGTAAAATTACACGACCACCGATGCCAGCAACTGGCGCAAGAAAATAATTCAAAGGAAGAATTGAAATGAATTTAAAAGACATGCTAGCAAAAATGAGCCAGTTGAGCGAGGC